ATGGGGACATTCAGAGGGACATTCAGAGGGACATTGCCTGGACATTTGTCCCGCAGGCATATCCCTGGGGGGACAAAAACAGGGGGACAAGACAGACACCTAGTGTCTGTCCCCCCTGTCCCCCCTGGATGCCCGACTTTTGGATTGTCTTGGAGTTTTTGAAGCAAAGGACAGAAATGAAGACCGATGAAATCTTTGAGATGGCACAGGCGGCAGGAATCAGGGTCGCGGCAGTCATGGATACAACCGACCACCGCAACGTGTACATCCATGAGCTGCAGCGGTTCGCGCAGCTGATAGCCCAGGCCGAGCGTGAGGCGTGCGCCCGGATGTGCGACCAGGTAGCCAGAAACGCAGACAACCCCACCGCGCTCGCCTGCGTCAATACAATCCGCGCAGCCATAGGCGGCGTCTATTAACTTTTCTTTGTGATAGGATTTGCGCTGTGATGGGAACGCAACAAGCAGTTCAGAAAAAATCAGGAAGGCATCACGGTCCTTCGCTGTTTAAGAAAGGCGAGAGCGGGAATCCGAAGGGCCGCCCGTCTGGTAAGCCCAATGCGCTCACGGTCAGCCTGCGTCAGGCCGTCGAGATCGCCGCCCGCGACTGCCACCCGCACGGGCTGGCCGGGTGGCTAGTCGAGCGTGCCAAAGGCAGCGTCCAAGACCGGCAGATATTCGCCAACATGGTCGGGCGTGTCATCCCGATCCAGGTCAACCAGGACATCCAAGGCGGCCTGGTGCTGCAGCTTGGGTGGCTCGGGCAGCGTGGGATTGGCACAGTTGTGGCACAACAGGAAACCAAGCAGACGCAAGTCATTGATGCCATTGATGTTTTGCCGAAAAGTAACTGGATTGACCATCAGACAACCAAGACAGACCAAACGATAGAGGCTCTACAAGGCTCTGCAATACCAGACCAGCTACATAGCCATTCCCGGCAGGAGATCGGGCCTCCTGGGGCCGCGCAGGGCCATGCACGGGGCATTGCCGCGCCGCCTGACCATGACCCCCCACCCCCCGTCAAACCCGGACAGGGGGGGTAGCCGAAGCGGGAGCCTCCCCCCCCACCTCTAGCATTTCAAAAAAAGCATTCTGAGTTTTTATCAATGCGTGAAATCCAGCGTCTAACCAAGCCATGAAGCTGCAGGAGTACCAGCCCCGAGACGTATTTTTGCCGCTGCACAACAGGAGCAAGAGGTGGACGACGGTGGTGGCGCACCGTCGTGCGGGCAAGACTGTTGCGATGTGTGCTGACTTGGTGATTGGGGCGTTGGAGACTGCGCTGCCGCGTCCGCAGTTTGCGTACCTGGCACCGTTTCGTGAGCAGGCAAAGCGTGTTGCGTGGCAGTACCTGAAGGAGCTGACCAAGGATTTTCAGGTTACCGCGCCAAATGAGTCGGAACTTAGGATCGACATTAGGAACGGCCACAACGACGTCAGCAGGATTTATGTAGCCGGGGCAGACAACCCAGATGCGCTCAGAGGCATGTACTTTGACGGAGTAGTCCTCGACGAAACCGGCCAGATCAGGCCCAGTGCCTGGTACAGCGTACTTAGACCGGCATTAAGTGACAGGAAGGGGTGGGCGATATTTGCTGGAACCCCGGCAGGCAAGAACTTTTTTTGGCAGATAAGAGAAGAGGCGCGGTTAAATCCTGAGACGCATCTTTTGATGGAGCTGCCTGCTAGCAAAACAGGAATCCTTGACGCAGAGGAACTTAGAGACGCCAAGGCTCAGATGACTGAGGAGGCGTATGCGACTGAGTACGAGATCAGTTTTGAGGCTGCGATTCCTGGTGCTTATTACGCCAAGATTATTGGTGAGTTATACGATGAAAACAGGATAGGAGCGTGGCCGTTTGATCCTGAGTTGCCGGTGGATTTTGCGGCTGATTTGGGTTTTACGGACAGCTGCAGCTGGTGGGGCTGGCAGACCACGCCTGGTGGTTACAGGATTGTCGAGTTTTATGAAGCCGATGGTCACCCGATTTCTCACTATATTCAGTATTTAAAAAACAGGCCCTATAAGGTTGGCAATGTTTATCTGCCGCATGATGCCAAGGCAAAGAGTTTGCAGACGGGCAAGAGCATTGTTGAGCAGTTTTTAGCCGAGGGCATCAGGCCCCAGATTGCGCCTGAGCTGAGTCTGCAAGACGGCATCGAGGCGGCCAGGGTTGTGCTGCAGAGGTGCTGGTTTAATGAAGAAACCACATACGACGGCGTCAATCATTTAAGGGGTTACCAGCGGGAGTGGGACGAGAGGACGCAGACTTTTCGCTCCAGGCCCAAGCATGACCAGCACAGTCATGCGGCTGATGCTTTTCGCTATTTTGCTTTGTCTGCGCGTCCTGTATCGCCAAAATCTCAATCTGGTTCTAGAATCGCAAAATCTGAAGGGCAGACGTTCCAGTTCTGTTTGGATGACCTATGGGACTTAGGCCCTAAGACAAACATAAGGATCGGCTGAGATGGAACAGACCGAAAAGATTGAAAGTGCGGGTGATTTTGAGGCTACCCCGCAGGGTCTGGCCCAGCGTTGGGGCACAGAGATTGAGTCTGCCAGGAGTGAACTCAAGAAGTTTCACGAAGACGCGACCAAGATTTTAGCCCGCTACCTAGACAAGCGTGATACCTGGGCACTCGATGAGTCGAGGGTCAATCTTTTCTGGTCAACGATGAAGGTCTTGCTGTCGATGTTGTATGCGCGGCCTCCGAAGGCTGACGTCAGCAGGGCTTTTCAGGATTTCGAGGATGACGCTGCACGGGTGGCAAGCACGATCTTGCAGCGGTTGCTCAATCGCGGGTTTGAAGAGGATGTGAGTGCCTGGGACGCTGCCGTGCGTCAGGGCATTGAGGACTGGCTGATTGTAGGCATGGGTCAGATTTGGATGAGGTACGAGGTTGAGACTGAGATCGTGCCCGAGTCTGTCGATCCTGCAACCGGCATTGTGGTGCCTGCAACTGAGAGGATCGTCAACGAGGACGCAGCCGTTGACTACGTCCACTTTGAGGACTTCTTCTGGTCGCCTGCGCGTACATGGCAGGAGGTGCGCTGGATTGCTCGGCGTGTCTTTATGACCAAAGACCAGCTGGAGGCTCGGTTTGGGCCTGAGATTGCCAAGGTTGTCCCGATGTCAAAGGCGGCCAGGAACTCAAACGATCAGACGCCCAAGTTTGACCCGTGGTCGAGGGCTGAAATCTTTGAAATCTGGTGCAAGGAAAACAAGAAGGTTTATTGGTACGCTAAGGGCAGCGACGTCATTCTTGATGTCAAAGATGACCCGTTGGGACTTGATGGGTTTTTCCCGTGCCCTAAGCCTTTGGCTGCCAATATCACGACTGCCAACTTTATGCCTCGGGCAGATTACATTTTTGCCCAAGACCAGTTCAATGAACTCGATGAGATCAATACACGCATCAGCTGGCTGACTCGGGCCGCCAAGGTTATTGGTGTCTACGACAAGAGTGCCGACGGCATTCAGCGCATGTTTCAGCAGGCGTCTGAGAATCAGTTGATCCCTGTGGATAACTGGGCAATGTTTTCTGAGTCTGGTGGCATCAAGGGCAAGGTTGATTGGGTGCCGATTGACCAGGTCGTCAACGCGATTAATCAGCTGCGCATCTATCGTCAGGACAAGACGCAGCAGATTTATGAAGTTTTGGGTGTGTCTGACATCATGCGTGGATCGACCCGCGCTGGTGAGACGGCAACTGCGCAGCAGATCAAGGCCCAGTTTGGATCGACTCGCATTCAGCTGATGCAGTTCTACATTGCCGAGTGGATTAGCGAGGCTTTGAGAATCAAGGCCGAGATCATCTGCAAGCACTGGCAGCCTGAGACGATCATCAGCAGGAGCAACATTGAGAGGACTCCAGATGCGCAGTTTGCGTTTGCTGGTGTGTCCTTGCTCAAGGATGAGAAGGTTGCTCAGTACCGAATCAATGTCGAGGCTGATTCGATGGCGGCGTTGGACTGGGCTGCAGAGCGGGATGCTGCGGTGCAGTTCATGCAGGGCCTGGGGGCGTTTATTTCTCAGGTGTCACCGATGGCGCAGCAGGTGCCAGAGGCTGGGCCTTACTTACTGCGCATGATGCAGTGGGCCGTGAGCAAATTCAGGGTCAGCACACAGATCGAGAGCATTCTTGACCAGGCTATTACTGGGATGCAGCAGCAGCTGATGCAGCCCAAGCAACCACCGCAGCCTGCTCCTGATGTGATGATCAAGGCCCAGATTGAATCTGAGAAGATCAAGAGCAACGAGCGTATAGCCAGCCTTGAGGCGCAAAAAGATCAGCAGATTGCGAGTCTGAAGGCGACCATTGAGCTGCAAAAAATTGAGATGAAGGCCAAATTTGACCAGGTCGCGTCTCAGTACGATCAGCTGATGCAGATGATGACGCTCAAGATGGCGATGCCGCCAATGGGGCAGCTGACCAACGCGATGAACCAGGTTGCTCAGTCTCAGTCCGATCTTGCTGATGCTGTCTCTGCGCCTCAGATTGAGATGCCTCAAATGCAGCAGACGCCGCAGCAGGATGTTGTGCCGCTGCCGCAGGGGTTGGCTAACTTGCCGCAGCCTCAAGCTGCGTTGGGGATGTAAATGGCACTATTTCCAATAGTTGACGGGCGTGCGCGGTTTGACGCATCTGCCAATGTCAGCAGCGACAGATATTCTGCTGGCATCCGCTATACGCAAGAAGGCGCGGTAAGAGCCACGACAAGCACCGGCACCTTTTTCAATCAAGGCATCCCGATGTCTGAGAGCGGTCAGGTGTCAATTGTTGATGCTTCAGCCGGTCTGCCAGCCAATACGATCTATCACAATGGCTTGCCGATCAGCGGCGAAAAAGTCTGCATCAGCAATAAAGCTGTCGCTGTGGTGTCGAGCGGGATACCTTACGACTCTGCTGGTGCGGTGGCGGCAACGGTGGCACCAATTACAACCGGCCCGACGCTAGACCTTGCATTTGTAGGTCAGGCTGAAAACTTAGGTGAAAATGGCCCCTCATTGGATTTGAACTTTATCAATAACACCTACTGCTCGACTTGCCAGTACACGGTTTGGGAGTAAGACATGGCTCTGGTTTGCAAAAATTTTAGCGACATCATCACATTCACCCGCGCAAGCAGCGCGACCTACTTTGATTCTGGCGGCGTATTGCAAACTGCCACGACAGACACCCCCCGCTTTGACTA